GGGGCAAAGGCAAACGTAACGATAGAAGTACAAGACGGCGACATTAACCTTATATCCCAGCTGGGCGATGTGAACCTCAAGGCAGGTAAGAACATGAACATAGATGTTGCACAAGCATTAAACATTAAAGTCGGTGGTGCAATTACAGAGACGGCTGCAAGTAAGAAAGAAAGTGTTACAGGCGAACACGAAATGAACGCCGCAGAGCAAGACATCAACGGTAACGTCATTAATCTAAACTAAGAGGGGGTGTCGTTTGTCGGCTAAGACCCGTTAGAGTACATAAGGGATCTGTTTTGACTTAGATACTTGATATCTCAAACGGCTACAACCAAAAGTTACAAAAAAATATTCTGGAGTAGGAAAAGACAAAAAACTTGCTTTACATTTTGTTGTAAATGTGATATAATAACAATAAGGAGAAAAGAAATGCTGACGATAAAGAAGGAGGACATCTATGGACAAGATGATGAAGAACCCTCTGGTAAATACAATAAGCAAATGGATGTTTAGACTTTATATACTTTGGTCTATCTGTGCTGATATCACGATAATTGGTGGATTAGTGTACTATTTCTTTTTCTACTAAATAGTTATGAGTACACTCTATTGAGGAATACTCGTAGAGTTTATTCTAATTTTTAGAAACAGGAGAAATTTATGTCAACTGCTACAAACTCTAAGGCAAAAGCCTTACATAGACATCTTGATACCCAAATCGAGAATCTAGAACGAAAAAATTATCATAATCGAGAACTCATCACAGACCTCAAAAAACAGAAATTAAAGATTAAAGATAGACTTTATACTCTTTCTCTGAAAGAACAAGCGAAGTCAAAAGAGGAACAGCTCGAGTTATTTCGTAAAGGAGAGTTAGGAAACAATGCTACATAAAATAAGTGAATTTGTGAATCGTATTCGTGTTATGCATGACGAAGCACAAGTATTATATAAAATGAAGTACGGAACCCCTAAAGCGACACAGGTAGAAATTGACAATAAAATACAAGGCATACAAAGTATGGCATTGAGTATTGCAAAAGATACCTCTGAATACAATCGTGTAGAGGACGTATAAGTATTAGGTAGAGGGGTCGGGAGACTGACCTCTCTCCATGGAAAAAAATTCTAAAAAAATTCTCTGGAAAAATCTCTTATAAATATTCAATATGAAAACATTAAAACAAGTAGAAGCTATAGATTGTTTTTGTGAGGAAACTTATAAAGACTTAGAAATTACCGAAGCTGAGTATCAAGGTAAGAAGGTCAAACTGAATGACCCAATACGAGGTGGTTCTAAGAAGTTCTATGTTTATGTAAAAAACAAAAAAGGTAATGTCATTAAAGTTTCTTTTGGTGATACAACAGGTTTATCTATTAAGCGTGATGATCCTGCTCGTAGAAAGTCTTTCCGTGCAAGACATAATTGTGATACAGCGAAAGACAAAACAACAGCAAGATACTGGTCATGTTATCAATGGCGTGCCAATGCTCCAGTCAATAATTAATTGAATACTTGTCTTTCATTACTCATGGCTGTGTCAATGCACATAGGCCTCGAAAACAACTACAATAATATTCACCCTCATGCTCGTTGTCAAATAGACAATACGATTACAGGTGTTTTCTATAATAGCGAAAACAATATCAGTTTATATGCTGGCAAAGACTATGCATTGGATCGTTTCGTACATCTAGAGATTGGTCTTGCTACTGGTTATAGTGGTGGCGATATTGTGCCGTTTATGAGATACACGGATCGAGACTGGTTTGTTTCTCCTTCTTACGAATACGAAAAAAAGAATATTGGTATCGTAATCGGTTATGAGTTCAATTTCACAAAATAAGGGGGGTACTATACTATCACTTGACCCCTAAAGACCGCCTGAGCGGCGGCCTAGACGGTCGTTTTCCAAGTCATTAGTGTATTTTTCTTCATTTACACACTACATCTATAATTCTTGATTATTATAAGTACTCATGTAAGTCCTTCAAAAACCCACCTAAGCTAGCTTGGAGCGGAATGAATAAACAACAAAGAACATGGTTCGTACTATCTAAACTACCACCAGGTAGAAAGGTAAAGATAGATACTTATGAATATGAAAGTCTAGCAAAAGATATACTAGACAATAAAGTATCTTATAATAGTATGATTGAAATTTTTAATGATAAGATATACTGGGAGTGGTTTCAAAAAACTTATATTGAAAGTGATGACAAAGTAAAGAATACTAAAGTCGATACACAAATAGCATAAGTGCCTCCTATAAAAGCAGCAGTATCTTCTTTCTCTCGTTTTGTTAATTTATATTTTCTCATTCGTAAAATATTTAGAATAAGATTTAGATAGAGTTGTCTTAAATCAATTGTCATTTTGACAATCCTTTGTTTTTTTAAATTGGTCGGAGTGGCAGGATTCGAACCTGCGGCCCTATCGTCCCAAACGATATGCGCTACCAGGCTGCGCTACACTCCGTTATTATTTTTTTTATATTCAATTAAAAATTTTATATAATCATATAAAACTAAAAGAAGTGCTATGATTAGATATTCTTCAACTAAACTATTTTGTTCGCCCACATAAAAGACTGCTATTCTTTCTCTGCCTAAAAGAGCAGCAAAAAAGATAACTAAAAAAAATGGAAGAAATAGATACTTTGCTAACTTAAAAATTGCTTTATTAAGTAGCATTGTTATATTTTTCAGACGCCACAGACCTTAGTTCAGAAAATCCATCTTCATCTAAAACTTTTTCTAATTTATTTGATTGATAATGGTCTTGCGATAATTGTATAACAGCATAATGAATAACTTTCAATAAGTCATTCTTATTACGGCCTTCTTTCTTGCCGTATCTCTGAGCATACTTTAGAATATTGCCCATACAGAAACCTGTACCATGACCTTGGTCTATGATAATTTCAGTTGCCTGATAATTTTTAGTTTGAGCATAATGTGAATCATATGTTTTATTAATATAATCCATTATATCATTTACAATTTTATTTTCATTAAACTTATAATCTATTGTCATTTTGTTCTTGTCTACCTTTCACTATATTTTGTTTCATTATTAATTTTTGAGTATTAGACAATTTAGGATTAATAAATTCTCTAACTTTGTTTTGTATCTTTGATGGCGATAAACCAAGCATAGTGCAATAGTTAAGAAACGACCAATGATGTTCACTTTCATTGTTCAGTATCCAGTCGATTGCTTCAACTTTATGTTTTAGATACCTGGGTCTTTTACCCATGTACATGGTATCTTCAACTGCTTGAGTTAGTATTGCCGTAATAAATCTTTCTTCACCTGTCATTATATATCCTTTTCAATTTGAGAGAAGTATGCCCAATATTGGTCACCGTTCTCAGTTACATATCCGATAGAGCCATTGTAACCCATATCAGTATCATATTCTTGTACCTGTATACCATTCTCGCCTGCAGGATCACTTGTCGTTAGGGCAAGAGATATATCTGTTATCTTACCTTCTCTTGGTAAAACATTTCTAATATTTACAGATACTTTATCATCTATTTTAATTAACACTTGTAACCTCCTGTAATGTACAATCAATATTAAAAGAAATTTTACTTGCGAGCAAAGGCCATTTAGATACAAAGGTATTTACAAATTTATCTCTTTGTTCTTCATTCATAGTGGCAATAACCTCAACAAGGTTTTCAGCCAATACTTCTTCCATAGGGTCTTTCAAGAAGTCATCTTCTATACTCATTATTCAACCTCCTTTGATTGATTTATTATTACGATAAACATTGATACGATACCTATGATGGTAAAGATACTAAATCCCAACCAGTTATCATTCATAGGAACTCCATTATATCCGCCGTCAATACAACCGACAGCGAATATAAAACTCATTAGACCTGTAACACTAAAAAAAGTATTCATTAAGCAGCCTCTAACATTGACATTGGCACTCTATAACTTCTACCGAGCATATCTACTACACATCTAGATTGATTAATCTTAGTAATTACACCAGGAGTTTTTTTAGTCTTTTGAACAACAAACACTTTTTGTCCGACAGACAATGAGGATTTAGCATTCATAATTTTAACATCACTAATAAAACTAGAAAGTTCATTCAGTTCAGTTAGAGACAGTTGTTGGATGCCAGCCTTAATTAATTGTAGTTTTTTCATAATATAGTTTTCCTTATTTTAAGTATAATGGACCAGTCCATTGTATTGGGTAGTTTCCTTTAAGAACATTACCTCTTGGTTGATTAAGAGCGGGTGCCGCCCACCCAGCGGGTTTTAAAACATCACCTTTTTTGAAATGTTTAAAATCTTCTTTCACTATAAAAGCAAATACGGATCTATCGTAGATAATCTTGATATATTTTTTACCCTCTCTAATGGTAGTTTGAGATTCAAAATTAGCAATTTTTTCTTTAGTGTAATCAGATTCGTTTCTGCCCATTCCTTGAGCATAATCTTCTTTAGCACCAGCCATCATATTTGCGATACCGTCTTGTAGAGTCTCAGCAGACTTTGAAATATTAATCATTAAGCAGTCTCCTTATTAAGAAAGTCTTTGTATCTTTCAAGTTCTGCATCCAAAACTTCATCAACATTGTATTCATCAATACCGACAAGTTCGATACCGTCAACATTTGATAATTTGTTTTTTGCAACATCATAAGAAATCTTACCTTCGCAAAATTCAAGTATGATTGAGTCTGATTCTTTCTCAGCACAATCCCAGTAGTAATTTTTAGTCTTTGACATAATGTAGTCTCCTTTTTTTATTTAATATACACATATTATACACTAAAACGAGTTTGATTGCAAGAAAAAAATGGATTATTCCATGGAATAAAACCCTTATTTTTCAACGATTTAAGAGGCGCATTTTGACACACTCTAAAAACCCTTATTTTCTGCGTTTTTTTCATAATATACACATATTATACATTGAACCAGACTAAGAGTCAAGAAAAAAATGGAAAAAAACCCATAAAAATGGTCAACTTACGTTGAATCTAGTTCAATTTACTCAATTTTGTTCTACTTTTGTTCTAATGTAGAGATTTTTTCATCATTTCTGGTGAAAATACAGAATGTTTACCGTTTTTTACCGAATCAATTGCAACATTTAATATTTCTTCGGTATTTTCTTCACCCAAAGCGGCAACATAACAATCTATAGCTGTTTTTAACACCATGGCAAGTGATTGTAAAGTATGATTCGGATATTTTGACAATAATCCCATCAATTCATCTTGTATTTTTTTCATTATAATAATATCTTCATCCATAATTTCTATTATACTATATTTTTAACGATTTGTAAAGCCCTTATAAATAGTTTATATAAAAAACAAAGGAAAAATCAAATGTACGAGTATAAATGCAAAATTAGAAAAGTTGTTGACGGAGATACCGTTGATATTGATATTGATTTAGGTTTCGGTGTCTGGCTCAATGATGAAAGAGTGAGAATTATAGGCATTGATACTCCTGAATCAAGAACTAGTGATAAAGTTGAAAAGATTTTTGGTTTAGCAGCAAAAGAAAGAGTAAAACATTTACTTGGCGATGGTGCTACTCTATTGTCTAAAGTTAAAGGTGATGGTAACGAAGAAATGCGAGGCAAGTTTGGTCGTATTCTTGGTGATTTTAGAACACCACAAGGAGACATACTAACTTCTAAACTTATGGAAGAAGGTCACGCTGTTGCTTACTCTGGTGGCAACAAGGAAAAGATTCAAGCAAAACATTTAGAGAATAGACAAAGATTAGTCAATGAAGGTAAAGTTGATGTTGAAGGTATGGAAGTAACCAAACCAGCATTAGTACAAAAACCAATCGTTGAAGAACCGGTTGTTGAAGAAGTTTCAGAACCAGTTAAAAAAACTAAAAAGAAAAAAACATCTAAAAAGAAATAGGAGAAAGTATGAAAATTTTAGAAATGTTAGGATTTGGCAAAAAGAAAGTAGCTGAAAAAGTTGCTAAAGTCAAAAAAGTAGCAAAGAAAAAAACTAAAAAGAAATCTGCAAAGAAAAAATAATGAAGGGTGAGTATATTGTAAAAATAGGAACTTCTTTTTTAGAATTTTCTAATAGTACAGATATACCTGACGAGTTTGACCACCTTATCAAATTTGTTCCAGAAGAACCACCTGAGCCACACACTCAGGAAGACCATGATTATATTAATACATTCAATGATAGATTTCAAGAAGTATTTAAAAGAGGAAGAGAATGCCAGCAGTAACTAGAATAGGCGACGCTGATGTAACACATTGTAGTGGTATGACAAGAGCTGCAGGTTCTTCAAATGTATTTTGTAATGGTATAGGTGTTTCAAGACAAGGTGATAATAACACTACTCATCTTTTACCACCTAATGTACCACCGTGTCCTTCTCATGCAGCTGGTATTGCTTCAGGCTCATCAACTGTTAAAGTTAATGGTAAAGGATGTGGTCGTGTAGGTGATAGTATATCAGGATGTACGTCTGTAGCTGCAGGTTCAGGTAATGTATTCGCTGGTGGATAACGGTATAAATATAGCATAGGAGAGATTGCTAAATGTCAAGATATGACGCAACACAAAGTAACGAGAGTAAAAGAAGCGCTAAAATCTATCGTGATTTAGATTTAGATTTTTCTGTTAATAGTGCTACAAAAGATATTCAGAAACTTTCGGATGTTGAGGCAGTCAAAAGAAGTGTTAGAAATTTAATTAACACTAATCATTATGAGAGACCTTTTCATCCTGAAATTGGTTCTAATTTGAGAGCGATGTTATTTGAAAATATCACTCCACAAATGACTCATGCTCTCTCTAAACAAATTGATTTATTAATAAAAAACTTTGAACCAAGAGCAAAACTAGTTCAAATAAACGTACAACCTTTTATAGAAAGAAATGGATACAGAGCGTCAATATCTTTTTTTGTAGTAAATACTCCAGAAAGAGTTGAAATGGAATCATTTTTAGAAAGACTAAGATAAAAATATGGCAACTAAATTAGAAATATCAG